AAACCCATTTTTGCACAGCAGCCTGAACTTTTATCTTTGCAACCCAGTCTATATCACTAGATGTCGCTCCGTGATACGGGCTTTTGTCAGAATTAGACTTTCCAGTTACATCCATCCACTTTTTAAACCCGTGGTGATAGACGTCGTATTCCTGCCACGAATCTCCTATTGCGTCAACAAAATCAATAGATGCAGACTCATCTACTTGATTTATCTTCTTTCTTCTAGTATACTTTAAAAGATATACAGGTTCTATCCCAGACGTTGTTTGTGTAAGAGTCGAAACAGACCCTGCAGGTGCTGTTGTAGTAAGAGCTATATTTCTTCTGCCCCACCTCTCGTTCATCTGTAGGAGCTCAGGGTCTTCTTCCCATATTCTTCTAAGAAATGGATGATACGTCTCTCTAGTAAAATCGTGAACTGGAAACGGGCCTCTCTCTTTCGCCATGACGCAAGAGGATCTATACGCATTGACACAAAGTGTCTTGTATATTTTTTCAATTATTTCAATTGATTCATCTGATCCGTATCTGACATTGAGCGCAGCGAGAGTGTCACCAACAGCTGTAGTTCCTAGACCAGTTCTTCTTCCTAGCGTTGCTTGTTCTTTGATATTCTTCCATAGATCTTTTTCAATTTTTTTCACATTTTGGGGTTCGGGGTCTGATCCTATCTTATCAAGTATCTTATCAACCTGTTCTATCTCAAGATCTACCATATCATCCATCAATCTTTGTGACTTAATAGCAATCTCTGCTAACTTGTTAAAATCAAATGTAGCTCTCTTCTCAAATGGATTTGATACAAATGAAAGTAGATTTATGAGCATAAGCCTACAGGAATCTCCTGGGCTCAGTATTATCTCACCGCATGGATTTGTAGATATAGATCCGAATCCTTCTTTTTCATAAATGTCAGACGGAGTCAATCTTTTAGCTGTGTCCCAAAATAGAATCCCTGGTTCTGCGGATTCATAAGCTGAGTCTATAATTTCATTCCAAATCTCTACAGCGTCAACTTTCTGACTTATATCAGGAAACTCACTATCTACAGGAAACCTAAGCTCAACGTCTGAGTTATTTTCAACTGCATTCATAAACTCATCTGACAATCTAACAGATATATTTGCGCCAGTCACCCTTGAAAGATCTCTTTTAATATTTATAAAATCTCTAACTTGAGGATGATGAACAGAAATAGTAAGCATAAGTGCTCCCCGACGTCCACCCTGAGCAACCTCTCTGCACGAATTTGAAAATCTGTCCATAAATACTTCAATTCCATCAGTCGTCCTCGCTGCATTTCCTGTAGTACACCCTTTAGGTCTAATTGTTGATATATCAAAACCTACACCTCCTCTTCTTTTTGCTATTTGAACAATCTCCTGATCTGCTTTTAGTATGCCACCGTATGAGTCATACGGAGATTCGATAACAAAACAATTTGATAAAGATTGAATTCTAAAATTATTCCCAATCCCTGCCATGGGACTTCCCTGTGGAACAACATACTTAAAGTCTTTAAAGAGCTCATATATCTCATTTTCACTCATGGGATTGATATATCTTTTCTCAATTCTATGAAATTCCCTTGCAAGCCTTCTATGCATGTCATCAGGAGTTCTTTCATAAAAATTCTCATCTTCGTCGCAAAGAGCATATTTTGTAACAAAAACATTTGCTGCGAGCTCGTCGCCATCAAAATATTCTATACTTTCTGATAAAGCTTCACTAAAAGACACTTTCATACGACCTCCAATAATAATCTTTACTGTCTAGAAGAATCACCGTTAACTTCCTTCCACTTCTGCTTCAAAAGATTTTTCATGGAATTGGCGTCTGTCTTGACAACATCATCTAATGACATCTCATCACCATTTTCTACGACATATATTTTTGATCTTGCTGTATCTAAGTGAACGGGAAAAAGTATTCCATCTCTTCCGGCCCTATTTTTAGCGACAAACAGTCTTCCACATCCTGATGCTTTTTCCATGGGCTTTCTAGATAGCGATAAAACTACATCTGCAACCATGGCTTTTCCATAAGCCTCTGACATATTTTCTAATCCTACGACTGATGCGTTTGCAGCATCTCTATTAGCCTGGCTCGCTGTCCATATTGGTAAATTCATGTCCATAGCTAGATTCCTCAATTCCTCGTAAATTAGCTTTAACTCATGGCGAAGAGAGTCATATCTTCTTGATGATCGCATGATGTCTGCATAATCAATAATTATCAAGCTTGGAACGAAAGACTTCAGTAAAAGTTTTTCAATGTGATTTCTAATAGTTGTAACCGTTGCTGATCCAGTTGGATATTCCTTGATAATAAGCCTTCCAAGATCTGAATCATCATACATCTTTATGACCTCCTCCTTTCTATCGATCACCTCGTTGCTTGGGATATCACAAAGATTGCTATCGTATCTCAACCCTGCAGCTCTTTCTGATAGCTCAAAAGTATAGTGTATAACATTTTTACCAACTCTCAGTGCCTCACATCCTACGTGTATCAAAAAATGAGATTTTCCAACACCGGTTGGAGCTGTTATAACACCTATCTCGCCTCTACCAAGGCCTCCATTTAATACATCCTTTTTATCAATTTCTGGTATTCCTGTTGGGCATGTGACGCGACTAAATCTTGTAAATCGTGATTCATAATCCTCAAAAAAGTTATGTCCAATAGACGAGGGAATCCCTTTACATATAGCATCTTTCATAACCTCTATGACTGACTCATATTTCTCTGTTGCTATCAAATCAACAGATATCTCAAGGGCATTTTTAAGGGCTTGTTTTTTACAAAAATCAAGTGATTTCTCTTTAACAAATTCAAGATCTCCCACATCAGGATTCATCTTAATTCTATGAAGAAACTCAATAATTTGATCTCTTAAAATAATATCGCTACCCTCTCTAAGATCATCTCTTATTATCGTTATCAATAATGGAAGTGTTGGGAATGACTTGTATTTACCATGATAATCAAAATATTTTTTAGATAGATATTGCAAATATCTCTGTTCAAAAAACGAAGGGTCCATAACCTCTGTCATCTGCGCTGCCCAGTTTTGGTCTGTGATAAATGCTTGAAAAATCTTTTCCTGAAAAGACTTTCCGTATCTACTAAAATGTGATGTTGTCTCGCTCATATACCTACCTAATATGATTTAAAGATAGAAAAAATCTATCCACGTTGAATGTTTGAATTCCCTCTTTTATGAGAATTCTCATCATAGTAATTTTATCCCTAGAGATACCTAAATTATCAATCAAATAATTTATTTTAGAAATTTGCTCTGATGATAGACTCAATGTATCAAGATAGATCAGTTTCCAGTTTCTCTTAATTAGATCTTCTGATTCTGATATGTTTGTGATGGATTTTAAATTGACTCCGTCTTTGATCATATCATCACATATGTCTATCACATCACGTATAAAGAGTGACTTGCTTTTTGAAAAATCTGGAAATCTTTTTGACAGAGTTTTGAATCCAACATTTTTAACACCGTTGATATTATCCGAAGAGTCACCACATATAGACTTTGCTAAGCAAAAGTTTTCAGGTGATATTCCAAATTTCGCTATAACATCCTTAGATGTCACAAGCTTCTTCCACGTGGGAGAATATATTATCGTATTTTTATCTAAAAGTTGATAAAAATCCTTATCAGATGATGCTATTAATTTTCTATTGTCTTTAAATCTATACTTACAGAGATATCCTATCACATCATCTGCTTCACAATCTGGAATATAGATCTGATTAACGGGTGACTGCTTAAGGATGTCAACTATTGTTGATATCTGATGATTTCTATTCTCAACTGTATCGGGAATGTCATCATCATAAAATCTATTTAGCTTTTCTGGTCTTCTCTTTTGTTTATACTCGCTATAGATAGATCTTCTCCTAGATGATCCTCCGCCCTCCCATATCACAAATATCTGATTTGGTCGAAATCTCTCAGCGAATTCAATAACAGCATACAAAAATCCAACTATTCCTCCAACATGCTCTCCAGTTGAAGCTGTAGCCGGATGTGCTACAAAGTGTCGGGTGAATAAATTCAATCCATCAATCAATAAGACAAACTCGTCACTAGATTCACTCACTTGCCGTCTAATCTCCTCTCAGGCTATCTGACAGGGCCTCTATTTCTATGTATGATTCACTATCTATGTCGGGGTCTTCAGATGAAAATTTCTTCACCATCGCAGCAGCTAAAAGATCATCTATATATTTTCCATATTCATCACTCTCTACTAGCTGATAAAATTCATTCTTTCTAAATTTCTTTTCTACTACTGACTCTCCGGTACTTGTATCTATAACAGTAAGTGTTTTCCACGACCCTGTTCCTGAAAGAGATATCTCGTTATGATTTATAATCTCTGCGCCGTGCTTTCTCAAAAGGTCAAAGATCTGTTCGTGCTCCCTTATTCCAACACCAAAGTGAATCTCAAAGTTAGCGGTTCTAAACGGAGCAGCTACCTTGTTCTTAATAGTTTTTGCTGAAACGTGAATGCCAATCACATCATCACCATCTTTTATCTGCTGACCAGCACCCAGTTTAATCCTTGTAGATGCATGAAATGGAATAGCCTTTCCGCCAGGAGTTGTTGTGGGATCACCGAACATCACACCTATCTTCATTCTTGTCTGATTTAATATCACAAATAAAACACTTTGGTCGCCGATGACACCTGTTATCTTTCTCATTCCCTTGGAAATCGATCTTGCCTGGAGTCCTATAGACTCCTTGTCATAGTCACCCAGTAGTTCAGCTTTGGGTGATGATGCTGCAACAGAATCCCAAATTATTGTAACAGGAACATCTTTGTTCATGCCTTTTGACTTGAGAATCACAGACTCAGCAACCTTGAAGACCTCCTCTGTACAATGTGTATCCACATACACAAATCTATTTGATACATCAACTCCTAACATTTGTAGATTTTCCACTGATGTTGCATTTTCTGTATCTATATAGACAGCGATTCCTCCCATTTCCTGTGTAGATCTTGCTATCTGTGTCGCTATGTGTGACTTTCCAATAGATGGTGGGCCAAATATCTCTACTATACGGCCCTCTGGAAGACCACCATTTCTTCTATTGGAGCAAATGTAATCTAAAAGTTTTGATCCAGTTGATATCCAGCGCTTTACGTGTGTGGGAGACTCATCCTGACTAAGATTATATGCTACTCTTGACCCATGTTCTTTGTTTAGAGATAATATTAACTCAGACGTAAAATCCTCTATTTCGTTCTTTTTTGACATAAATTACCTTTAGTATAATGTACTGAAATTTTACGCTGGTGTTCAATTACATTTTTATAAAAATCAAGGGGCATTAGCAATGCCCCTTGATAAAATTGTAAAGATATCTAGAGCTATTAGTCTGACATCAAGTCTGCAAATGCATCATCGATACTCTTGTATCCCGACGCTGTTCCCGTTTGATCGGATTCAGATGTCGAGACTCTCGGTGATTCATTATTAGAATTATCTGCGTCGCTTTCTCCAAGCCAGTCATTGATGATCTTAGAGAGTTCATCATAGCTCTTGCATTGAAAAATTCCACTCAGGTCAGGAATAGAGCTAAACCACTCCTGTGCCTTCTTAGAATTGTCTGACAATGAAGACTGCTTTCCTCGCGGCCTAACCTCTGTCATTGCCCACTTCTTTCCAGGCTGCTTGTTACAGCTAACCTTGACGTCGCGACCAGTTTGCGGGTCTGTTATATCACCGTAGTCGTCATCTAGCATTAGACCAAGAAGTGACTGATATACCATCTTGCCGAATCCCCACACCTGAACACCCTTGTCTTCCTCTCCGCGAACAATTACAGGCGCGTAGGTTCGCATCTTTGGATGGAGCTTCTTTTCTAGCTCATATGATTCCTTTGAGCCCTCTTCGCGTAACTTGGTGATAAGCTCTTGTATCGGATCAGGATCTCCAAATTGGTTTGGAGCTAAAAGACCTCGCTCCTTGCCGATGTTGTAATAAAACCACAGCTCCTTAAAGGGCTGCCCATCATTATCTGGAAATGAAAGGAGGCGAACTGTGTGTTCCTCTCCCTCTGTGGGTCTCCACGTTACCGACCGATTCTTTGTATTCCCGCTTAATCGATCTAGCTTCTTACGAATTGCGTCAAAATCAACTGCCATTTTTAACCTCCAATTTTTAGTTTGTAATGTTTAATTTGATTTAAGTATGTGCAGGATGCACATGTAAGTTTAACTTGTAATAATCTAGTGTTTAAAAAATAATTTTTTATCTTGCTTCTTTTAAAATCTCTCTAATAAAATCTCTAACATTATTCTCAGCGATTCCTATAGATTGATGAAAAAAATCTTTATCTATAATATCTTTGGGTGGCTCATAAAGGGCGCGATAAAAATCACCTAGCTTTATAAATGCATTTCTAGGATTTTTTATCACTGCTAGCAAAATTGATCCGCCATTTTCTCCAAGACTAGTTAACTCTGACTCAGCTTCTGGGCCAGCGCTATTAACCATTTCAATAACATCTTCAATCTCCTGCGATCCTGATGTTGCCATTGTGAAGATCCATCTCTCTAGGGGAATCATCTCTGCAAGAAATCCAAGAGCTGCTGTCGTTATATTAGCTCCGGTCTCAGTTGCGAGCACGCCGACACCTGCAGCTGCAAGTCCAGCGGCAGCTAAAACAGAATCAATTGATTGAATAAACGTCAACAAGAGACTTTTAAGATCTCCAAGAACCTCATCAAAGATATCCTTTAGTGATTCAGTATCGTGAAGGTGAATGCTTAATAGTATCTCCTCCCATGCAGCGCTATCTTCATGCTCTATGGCTTCAACAAACTGTGACTCACTAATTCCAAGCTCTGCGACAAGATCATCTGTATTATTTCTTAGCTTCGAGACAGTGTAGGTCGCTATAAAAGTTCCAATTACTATATCTAAGCCTGGAATTGCCATTCCTACAGATTTTAAAGCAGCAGGAACCAGTTTTAAAGATGCCTTTCCCAATCCTTCATTGATGTAATAACCTCTTCTTTCATATGACATTATCTCGCTCATAGTCAATATATCATCTGGATCATCAAATTGGTCAACAACATCCACATCTATATCTGGTATCTCTTCTATCTCTTCTTCCTCTTCTTCAAATGGCGTGACGCAAACGTCATTGTCGCTTAACAGCGCACCATAAAAGAGCCCAAGCTTAGAAACAAGAGAATATTCGCTATGTTTTCCTTTTTCTATGGGAGATAAAAGATCTGCGTGATCTGGTCCTACAGATTGAGAAATTATATTCTTAACTTCTAAGCTGTCTCCTGTAACTTTTGATAACAATAAGAGAAGTGAGGCTGGAGTTATGTCAATGACAAGAGCAAGTGTTGTCGTCACCTTTGTCGGATCAACTATCGCCTTGATTAAATTTGCAACGAGGCTCTGCAGAGAAGACACCATAGCCTTAAGCGCTTTAAGCATTTTCAACCTTTTGTTCTCAGGCATAGAACAAACTGCCTTGATAAACTCAGCGTAATCAGCATTATCAAGTCTAGCTGCCATGGCCAGCTCTGGTAGGCCTTGCGACTCAAGTATGTCATCAATTTTATTGACATGCCTGAAGAATGCTGCAGCATCCCACGCGGCGACGGCTGCAGCTAGCGTATCTGATGCTACCTGAGATGGATCGATATAATCTAAGAATGTTACAGCGAGGTCGACTATATTTCCAGCTGTTTTGGATATCATTCCTTCTGAAAGATATGACTCATTAAACTGGTCGATTAATCGTGGCATGGCGTCTCTATCTCATTCCATCATGATGTGTGTATCTTAAAGAGACGCTATTTCTTCTTCCTCTTCTTTCTCTTTGATGTGTCGAATCCAGCCGTACCGGCTGCAAATTTCTTCGCGGTGTTAACAAGGCGTTGAGGTTCTCCCGGATTAACGAGACTTCCGCCGCCAAAAAATTTAGCATTTTGCTTAGCACGTTTTGCATAGTCTGGGCCAGTGTCCATCGGACCTGTCCATCCTCTGATGCTGTTTCCTGTGAGTGTCGAAATCTCATCCTCTCTTTCACCCTCTTCATCATCCTCTCCGTCTAGTATCTGTTTTTTTTTACAGATGATTCAAAGATAGCCGCTATATCTCTTCTAATTATTCGTCTTAGGGCCTCTTCCTTGATTAGCTTATTTCTATCCTGATAGGATGTAACTCCTCCATCTGTCTTGTATGCCACAGCGACATCGCCATAGTCATCTAGCACATCAAACTCACTTTCTTCTGAGTCCTTAGAAACAACTACAGGAACATTTCTATATTCATAACCCCCAGGAAGTGGAGGATGATAAGATCCATAATCAGGATAGAGTGACTCCCGTATAAACGCTATAACGTCATCTATCTCTTTTTCATCTATGTCACTAACATTCATCTCTTTAAGCCCTTTAGTTTTAGGTCTGAGAACTTTGAAATCCTTAGGAAGTTTTCTGCTTCTTATCGGTATCTCTCCGTAATAAGTATCCTCTAGCTCAGGTTCTTGCTCAGGAAACATTGGGCCATCTTCATAATCTTCATATCCTAGATTAACTCTCGCGAGGTATGATGAAAATGTGGAATCTGCTCCTTGGCTTGGAGTTCCCACATTGCCATGGTGATAGGGTATCTTTCCTCTACCTATCTTCTGCTTATAGTCATCACCGCCCAGCATGCCACCAGCTGCTGGAACTGCAATGCCTCGGCCGGACCAAACACCATCTTGTGGTTGATTTACGGTTGTAGCATACGTTTTCTTAAATTGCTTGGATTTTAGACGAGCCATGCTATTAAATATTCTTAATTAATCAATTATGACTTCTTAAATATGTGATTAATAATTGTTTTTGATTGCTGTATAAGAATGCCTAGAGAAGATTCAGATCCAACGTAAAATCTATTCTCCTCAAAGTGAGACCCTTGTGCCAATTGAATAGCTATCCACTCCTCTTGTGATAATGGTATCCCATATCTCTGGAGTAGATATAAAGTTCTATGAGATACAGACATCTTTCTAAGATTCTCATTGTACTTATACATCTGCCCTAGCTTCTCACGATGCCACTCTGAATCCTGCTCTACAAACAGGCTGTCACTTTCATCTCCAACCTTTCCTAAGTCGTGAAGAAGTCCCACCCTAAGAATCGACATAACATCATCACAAAGATCTATAGACTCATTCAATTTTCTCATCTGCATTGTCACATCTAGAGAATTTTGAATCATTCCCCCTGGATGAGCACCCACCTGATCGCTCCTCATAGAGGAGGGACACATGATCATCCTCTCTCCCAGAGCGTCAAGCATAGACCTTCCAGCGTCTCCGCAAGACTTCATGACAAGCTTCTCAAAAGTTTCCCAATTTTTCTCTAATTTATCAGCAGATAATGACATTTTTACTCCCTTATTATCTCTAATTTTACTGGAAATGTGCAATCCAATTTATCAACAACAAATCCATAACGTATTGCATCCATAACCTTATCATATGATTCACTAGGAATATCTAGAACGATAGCATCGTGAATGATATAAATCGGAATGAATTCTATGCCAAGTTTTGACAGTTTTTTCATCATCTTTGAAAAAACGTTAAATGACACATCCACACCTGATGACTGCAAAAAGTGATTGACAACTGCGTCACTCAGTTTGATTGGCCTCCCGTATAGGTTTTCAATATACCCTTTCTCTATAGACTCGTTATAAAGCCTATTTTTAAGATCATCTATCTTAAAATATCTCATGATTGAGGACATTATAGATTCAATATCAAGATCACTTGGAAGCCGCTTAGATAGAGACCATCTTGTTCCACCATAAATACAATTAAGAATGGCTATCTTCACCTGATCTCTATCAAGTCTTCCATCAAGTATAGTCTCACCTGTATGCTCGTATATATCGTCTGGTTGGTCGCTCTCTGCTAAGGCTAGCGCTATTCTTGGCTCAAGAGATGATATGTCAATTTGAACTATCTTTCCACCTTCAAATCTTGACTTGAGGATCTTCCTCTTCTCTTTTTTAAGGGTCAGGATATTCGGACCAGACGTAACTGTGAGCCTTCCAGTGACAGATCCTGTCTGACTATAGATAGTCCTTGGTGCCATGTTGCCTTGTTCGGGCAAAAATCTCTTTATGTCATGGACCTTTTTATCATTATCTATTATCATCTGTTGAATAAGATTGACATCAACTCTTGCATCACAGAGACCCATAATTATCTCTCTGTTAACAAGAAACTGATTCATATAGTAACCGTTGGATTCATCCTCAAGAAGCATCCAGAGCTGATCTAGAAGCAGCTGCAGCTGCTTATGAAATAGGTCTCGTGGTAGCACATACATCCACGGTATTATCTCATCTCCATAAATTAATCTTGCTGCTTTTCCGTGAGAGTTTGAGTCAAATGTTGATAATTCCACACCTGTGGCGTCAGCCAATATTGTGAGATCCCTAGGCTCATTCTTGAAGCCTAGCTTCCAAGAGGAATCTGGTATCATATTGGACCACGTAAACTTATCTCTGTGACATACGAGGTGATCAGCTGTGCCTAATAGGCTGCTTGATATAACGACATTCATGATACAATTATATACCACATCTGTCATATGTATTAAATCATCACTCTGACTCTGCCTCTGCTGACTCCTTCTCTAGGCCGGCAAGTGCTGATGTTAAGATGCTTCTGAATACGCTCATCGTACCCGACCCATTAAATCCTAGCGTGACGTTTGTCGTGAATTCTCCCGGTGATATATTGTGCTCAACACCTGATACCCTATACATGTTGTCAGCTGTCGTTCCTGTTCCAAGGTCTAGAAAGAACTCCTGCCCATACTCGACAAGAGGGCAGCCCATCATTGTCATGCTTGCATTTGCAGGTATGACTGTTATGTCCTCCATGCTATTTGTTGCATTCTTTGATCCTCCCGCCCTTGAAGGAGCACTAGTCACAGCATTTATGAGCATGGCAGTCCCAACAGACCCTCCCGTTGTTGATCTCATGTTAAAGTTTGTCAATGCTGTGAATCCCTGACCATACGTCAGGCTTGGAACTGTATTCTTTATGATCCTCTTTAGCTCGGTATTTGACACAGCTGCGGTATATGCTTCATAGCTACCATCTGTATCTAGTGCTATGATCTTACCATCCTCAATAGCTTTATCTAGAGTACCTGAATTGCCAGAAGACACTGGTAACCCAGGTTCTGCCTCGGCTGCCTCTGCTGTCGATGTGTCTGACGAGGTCTTGAGAAGCGAAGCAATGGTGCTATCATTCATGCAGTTTATGAGAAACATCTCATCTGTGTGTGGTGATGCATTCTTGTCAAATATGTGAACTCTTAATATCACCTTGCTGGGATCAATCTGGAATGTGGGAGCGTTATCCTCTTTGTCATCGTATGCTACAAATGCAGGAACTGCCTCTAGCAGCATAGATAGTTTGGGCATGTGAAATTCTGGGCTTATTCTCGGTCCGTCGGCGTAGATCTCCTTTAGTCTCATCTCAAGCTCATTATCTAATAATTTTATCTCCTGCTGAATATCTTTCTTGACCGTCTCATCAGGGTTTGCGGCTTCCTCGCTTGACTTTTGCTGTGCGGCAGTTAGCTCATTTTGGAGGGCTGTAAGACCGTAATTGATATCTGTTGGAACCGATATTATCTTTGAGTTGACAAAATTGATGAATGACTGGATTGACATGGTTGGGCTAGCAGATGAATACTTTCCCATGTGATCTTGAAAATCCTGCTCATTCACAAGAAAGTTAGCTATCGAGTCTAGCCTTCCAGCTGCTCCAGCATTTATGTTAAACCTGTAGAACATCACCTGGACCTCATCAAATCGAGCACATCCTGCTAGAGGGGCACCAACGAATGTCATGATTATCTTTCCTAGTGATACAAATGGGGGATTGCCATCCTCTCCGACTGTTGTATCTATAGACTCCTTTAAATGTCTAGTTATCGACAAAGGATAAAAAGCGTCAACCGTCTTGATCATCAGATCTGTCTTAGCTGTGAGCTCATTTTCTAAGCTCTTGTTGCTTATCGCTAGAAGGCCAGGATCATCATCATCTGCGGGATCTCCCACTAGCTCCTTTATAATATCTGTAAGCTCTGATGGGACAATTACTGCATCTTTGACAGGGCTCACTATCTCTAAAAATTTTAAAAATGTCTCTCTATCTATGACGCTCGATGGGGACGACGCGTTGTTCATCGAGAGCCTCACCTTTGATCTCACCTCAGCCAAATTGTTGGCCGGAGCAGAGCCTGCATCCTTTCCCTCAGCTTTGGCATTCTCAACCTCTAACTTTTTAGCAAGATATGTGTTAAGCATCTCCTTAAAGGGAGTGATGGGAACAAGCGCTCCGGTCCCTACTGGAAATGCCTTGATCTCAGACGCACCTCGTGATGCCAGCCTCATGTCAACTCTCACCTGTCCGTCATTGCCTATGGTGAAGTTTGACGCAACTATGTTAAACGATCCCACAGACTTCATGGAGTGAAGGAGAGATCCGTACGCATTTCCCGCGGCGTTAAAACCATCTGGATGATTCCAACCCCACTCGATAACAAGATGTGTCTGAGAGAAGAGATCGACAGCCAAGAGTGGCGCTATGTCAGACATCCTCGACCTATCATGAAGAATGAAGCTAAGGCTTCCCGTCTTATTTGCGTGAAGTGCCTGTCCCAATCCCGCAATCCGGATGTTAAGCTTCTCAAGTGTCATAAGTGGGAGAAATGGATCTAACACTCCCCCTGCTGCCCCAGTAAATCCTCCATCCTCATTATTGATATTTGCATTCACCATAGTCTGGGGAGATGTGAATAGCTCCATCCCGGCGACAGATATATCTGTCGCGAGAATAGAGACATCCTCGGGAGCAGTGGGATCAGCCTTCTTCAACTTCTCAGCTTCATCAGCTGAAAATGCAGGAGGCGTCATATTTACAGGCATCGCATTCAGCATTCCGATCCCGTCATTAGCAGGAGTATTCATTCCAAGAAATCTTAAGATGCTAAGCTGTCTTGACTTTTGATCCGTACCATATGGTTGAGATGAGACTAAAGTTATCTTTATGTGTGGCACACACCTTGACATCTCAACTGACGGTATAGCATTTGCAAATAGTGATACCGCACCCGTATTCCTTGTCGACGGGCCTATTCTCAGGTTTGGGAATACAAATGCTACGAGAGATGGTTGTTGAAATCTATCGGGTACAAGCGTCGGCTCCTCATTGAGATTAAACACTGATGTCTCCTCTGCTGTGTCAGACGGTGGAGAATCTGGTGGTGTAAAAGGACCCACAGGTACAGCCATGTGTCTCATGCTAAACTCTCCTCCAGCTATATTATCAGGATCAGCTAGTTCAGCGGGAACTTCTGGTATCTTGCTTATGTAGAATTTGACATCATCACCTATACCGAGAGATCCCTCATAGAATATCTGGACATACTTCTCCATTCCGTCATACGAGACTGACTCACTCCCAGCAACTGAGAATTTGGAAAGAAGTGCTTGATCAGTCATGAGATCTTTAACAAAGTATGCGCCCTCTGTGTTATCCATTAGGAGAAACATTAGATCCTCCACGACAGCCCTTGGGACTGTTGGTGTAACAGCCTCCTCAGCCGGCAGCGCTGTGCCATCGGACGCCTTAGCATCCTCTTGAGATTGCTTCTCCGGTATCTCTATAAGGTCTGGCCGACCTGTCATGGAGTAATATTGTCTGAGAAGCTGCATTGCTGCTGCGAGCTGTGTTGACGCTGCGACCTCTATACTCATCGTATCATCGCTAGGACCTCACCGAGACGCTTTGGAATCCTTATAAGCGTTCCAGGAGGAGCTTGAAGTGACCATCCAATTCCTGATGCTGCAGCAATTATCCACCAGTAGGTAGACGAACCATACGCGCTGCCCGCTATGTGCTCAATTCTCTCACCCCCCTTTAAAACGTGAGATGAAAATCCAAGTGTTCCATTGTTCACAGCGTTGTATATCTTTGTAGATATGCTTACAGTTGCTATGGTTGACCTCCCGCGAACCCTTGGAGTGTATGTGTATCTACTCATCGCCATGTTATGATCCTATCGTTAATCCTTATCTGGGTTATTTGCCTGTGCTGCAAGCCTTCCCTGATTCTTGTAGGTATCGTGAGATGCCCTTCCGTTATCCCTATAGGGATCGCCTGCGATCTTCTGCATAGTGTCTCCCACATTGTAGAGAGGTGCCCGGTTGTATCCGGAGTAGTCGAGACCTGGTGGTATATCGTGGATGGGATCAAAGTCTATGGACACCTTAAAGAACTTAGGTGCCCTAGAATTCCAGTCAACCTCCCACGTATTCTGTGCGTCAAGCCACGTGTAATTTATGCTTCTTATCACACCCGCTAAGCCGCGACCCGCAGTGGACTCAAAAGCCTTGGTGATTGGATTACCAGGGTCGCCGTCGTCGCCTGCCTGCATGAACGTAGCCGCTCCCGTCTTGAGCCAATTCGGAACAAGCGTGTCAGCTGGAATACCTGTCACAGTTGCACCCTCATTCGCTAGTGCCTGTCCGATAGCTATACCAGTCTCGGCTAGTGATATAGCTGGAAGAACATACGTGTTAAATAGCATGTCAGGGTTTGGCATGAGGTCGGCGTGGGACACGATAAATTTCTTGCCAAACATGTTGAATGGTGCATTAAAGTCCATGATCATGACTGTATATTGTGTCTTTTGGAGAGGAGCCCCTGCTTTTAGGTTTATGACATATTTATGTGGCTCATATCCAGGGCCGCCAGCAAGTATTGCCTGATCTCTACTCAGGACCATCACCCTAATGGGATGTGTTATCCTCCATCGAGTTATACCATCACCTGCTCCGGGGCCGACACCACCCTTTTCCATTATATACCCATTATTTACACTTGCCTTGAGGTAGGGGAATGACACCTGCGTGTATCCCTTGATATCGCTTGTTCCCTGTCCACCAAATACTGCACCAAGTGCTCCAGCAGCTGTTATAGATGGAGGTGTTGGATTAACATCAGAGTCAGGATCCTGTAGCTCTCTCATTATGAGGAAGACGCCTAGTGGGTTTGCAAAACCATTCTTTAGAAGCTGAGCACCAACAGCTCTTAAAGCTCTATTCGATTCTCCTAAAAGTGTCGCCATTGGTGATCCATAGAGGTTTCCAAAAACGTTCTCAAAGAATGTCTTCGTGTGACCCTTAAATGCAGTTCGACCCTCTCCTGTAGTTGGAGCTATTCCTGAATTTCCCACACCGAATATCCTAGCAAGGTTAAACATTGAGTAGTTAGACTTAATGACGTCTCCTATCCGTAACCTTATAACGGGAGATGCACCCATGACCTGACTAAATGGCTGAATAAATGTTGATGCTCCCTCAAGTGCCGATATCTTTGTCCCCTCTGTCCACTGAGGGTACACAAGGGTTGTCAGCTTATTTATCTTGAACCACATCTCATTGAAATCCTCCTTAGATGTTGCGGCGACGTGAAAGGAGAATCTTATCTTTCGAGTTGTTGACTTGTAGATCTTTACTGAGTCGACACGACCATAACCTCTTGCCTCAGTATAATCTGGTGTATAGCTGTCACTCAGATCACTGATGAATGCGTGGAATGTGACGATCTCGTTTGTTCTAAGATCGTGAAAATAAAATGGGACATACTCTGCATCTAAAAGGTTCTCAAATCTCTCAACGACATCGCTTGGGATCCTAGCTCCAGGACCCTCAGCAGCGACATCTATATATGTGTTCTTAACCAGGGTGGATCCCACATGTCCCTTGAGAGGGTTTGTTCCTGTACCTAGCGTTCCCATCTCAATTGCAGCGATCATGACATTTCTCGGTATCATGTAGAGGGCAGGTACAGAGTTTCCTCGCCACGCCAGCGCTGATGAGGTGAGCCCTTTCTGGCTTCTGCTCTTTGCTATCCGAGTTGCTGGGCCGTCTGGAAGCCTATCCACATTCCACTGACCCACTGGTTTTGCAGAGGTGTCGTCACGACCAATCATTCCGTTTGTAGTTATAGATACATCTCCTATCATCGCAGCGACGTTCATGATCCTTATCACATCGTTATTTTGAAGATTGTGAAGAATCGATGACAGGCCTGCGGAGGTCGTTTTGCTTGACGTGAAACTTTCACTCAGGCCTTCTCCTGCTGAGCTTAGTCCAACAAATCCTCGTAATATCTTTCTAGCCACACCAAACCAGAACCCTGGAGCCTCAGCTATCTGCGGATATTCTGTGATCTTAGCTACATCAGGTGACGATATCCCTGTGTTGAACAGAACCTTAAAGCCCTCGTCAACACATTCATTATATGCGTGTCTCGTGTTTATTAGCGCTGTGCTCCGAAATATGGCAAATTGTGCCTGTTTGGGTATAGCTGTCGCCTGTCCCTTAAAATAAGGCCCTCTCTCAAGATTAACCATTGATCCGAGATCACTTTGAATAAGATCCCATGTCTCCTTACATATCTTTATCATTGCAGCCACAGCTGCTGCAGCCTGTGCTATCAATATTATCCTATTTGCTTCGCTAGAGAATGGAATGCCGTCGGTTGTCATGGAGCCAAACGACCTAGAAGATGTTGTCTCATTTAAGTCTATAAGATTTTCGCTTGAAGAAGCGACGTCAGGAGCCCCGTATGCCTCTTTCGCCCTAAGATTAGATGGGCTTATTTTTGCCTGGTTGTTTCCTCCGACAAAATCGCCAGCCTCATAAATATTTGAGGTATCATCATATGTAAACGAGTTAGGATCCTGTGCTGGGTCGAGCTTATCCCAGTTGGCAGATCTTAAAAGAAGCGACCTTCCTACATTTTTTAGATCATCCAGAACAACCTGTGCAGCATCTTTATCATATGCTCCGTATCCTGTCTGCTCTGTCGTTGTTCCCTTTTTATCCTCTCCGGACTCAAATTGTGACGTCGAGGTCTCCCAAGTTGGAGCATATGCTGCTCCATTCTCACCCTCACCTAGACCAGGAGAGAATCTGCTTCTATCTATGAGAATCTGCTGCGCTGACTTCTTAACAAACGGGGCACCTTGACCCACTAATCCATCTGCAGATCCGCCATATGTCTTTCCTGTCTTGTTAAAATCTTCTCCCTCTATATTTGACAATAGCTCCTGGGCATACTTTCCACTAAGCTCAGGATTTACATTATCCTTACTTATGATATCTTGGAGATCCTGTGCCGGGAAATACCCGTTTGAGTATTGAGCCATGACAGATCCAAGTGTATTTCTCTCAGACTGGGATGTCGCGATGAAAACGTCCTCAGCACCTTGCTGATCTGATGCCTCAAGTGGAACACCCTTTCCATCATCTCCAAGTCGAGACGCGATACTCACAGCAGGTGTGTTTCCACCCTTTAGCCTGTATGCATTATCAGTTAGATCAGTTAGATACTTCAGAAAGTCACCTATGAGCCCTCCTTCAGTTTGTGGGTTCTGAAGACCCACTAGATCCTGTCCCGTAGCTGGCTCTATGCCGAGGTCATCTCCCTCGTTGAACTGATCTGTTGGGCCCATGTCCTCAGGATCGACCGTGATTCCGATGCGGTTGACAGTCGTGGAATACCCGCTATCACTCAGGAAATCCTTTAGCTTTTGTCTTGTCGCCACGTCTTCTGCCCCTCTTCAGATATTAAATATTCCAATGCGTCAGATACCTCTGATCTTCCCTTCTGATCTGCCAATTGTGATTTTAAGACTGCGTGGAGTGAGTCAGCTGTTGATAGCATCTCCCTAACACTCTTCTCTAAAAACTCTCTCTCGTCATCACCCAGCTGATCAGCGTAGTGTGTAAAGAGATCCCCCTCCATTATTTCATCGATTAGTCCCATGTCATCCCATATCCGGAGCTAAGCCCAGTGTTCCGTGAGGCGTAACTGGGTTGCGTGCAACTGCACTAGCTATAGCCTGCCCGTCGATGGCAACAGTGATATTTGGTTCTGGCTCCTTCTTGGTTGATATTGTTCCATTAAGGGTATCAATGGCCACTTTTATCTCTTTAAGCGTGACCGAATCCGCGGATGTAGCAGATGCCAGGTTAGAGAGGTGTGCATTCATAGCATCTCTAGTTGCCTGCGCCGCCGCTCTGGCCTCACCATACTCTTCTCCTGCCTCTGCCTTAGTGCCCTCCTCCTTCTCAAGAACCTCCTGTCTCGACTTTGAACCTCCTGCGACGACTGCTCCTATGTCGCCACCCTCAGCAAGCGCCTTGGTTATGGCCTCCTTGTCGAGTCCAAAGTCCTCCTTATATCCCTTTAGCTGTTTCTCTGTTAGGTCTTTAGCTTGCAGTCCCCTCTCCTTCATAGACTCAAGCATGCTCGTGGCTCTCTTCTCAGCCTTAAACACTCCCATTCCTTCCTTAAATGTCTCACTAGCGAATATCTTCTTTAGCTCCTTCTCGTAGTCAGTACCAAGGTTGAGACGCTTACGATACTCCTCCTTCTGTGCTGTCGTGAGATCTCTAAAGGTCTCACCCTTCTTTCCAATCTCCCTGGCTTCTGCCCCATAGAAGCTCTCCCTATTTTTGAGCTCCCTATCTAGCATAGCGAGACGTCTCTTCGAGGCTACCTTCTCATCAGCTGCCTGTTGTTTCAGATTCTTTTTACGTTCCTCAATTGCAGCGACATCTGCGGCAGACTGCGCAGCCGCGCTCTCTTGAATTCCCTTCACTTTAATGTCAAGCTCTGCTTCCTCTGCTTCCTTCAGTAATTCGATACTTTTATCCAGGGTGACCCTCGCATCGAGCATGGCCTCTGAATCCGAGTCAATCTTTAGATCTGTGAGACTATTTATTAGAGACATGCCTTGCTTGTGTGCTTCAAATCTAGCACTCACCTCAGCTGACATCGCGAAACTCGACGCATCCGATGCCCTCTTCCCCTGCTTGATCATGATGTCAGCTGTCTCTTCTGACTTCTCTCCAATGCTAGTGAATGATGTGGTTATAGGATGCTCCAGCCCAAGGCCAATCTCATCTCCTATTTCTGATCCTGGAGAGTTAACAAGGTATGGCTTGAGAGCCTCTGTCATCTTATCGATTGCTTTCACAAATGTCGCAGCCATGGAATCAAAAGACTCCTCTAGCCCAGAGCCTATATCCGCCATCCCCTCAGCCATACCTGCGCTTTCTAGAATACCCTCAAGCTCCTTGCCGAGGTCTGAATCCTTTATCTCAGCACCTGCCTCCTTAAGAGACTCTGCTATCCCTGTGATACTAACCCTTAGTGTCTCAAGCTTTACCTCGTCAAGTCCTGTGATCTCTGCCATGCTCCTTCCAAGGAGTTCCATCGACAGAGATGCTGACTTTGGAATAGCCCTCTCTATAGTCGAACCGAATTTTCCCATGGAGAGGTCGAGCTCTATGAGACTCTCCTGTGTGGGAGCTAGGAAGCTCTCCTTTATGTGAGCTGCCATCATCTCTGACGTGTACCTCGTGGCACCTTCGAGATCAAGGATGTCCTCCCTAAGGAGATCCATGTTCTCCTCCATGGAGCCCATTCCCTCGTTTGTGACATTCGTTAGGTCTTCCATGGGGGTTATTGCAGCTGATGGATCTAGTAGGCGCTCAACTGACTGGATATCCTGCAGGCCTAGAACCTCCTTTATCAGCCTCTTCTCAGCAAGCGTCATTTGATCAACTGCCTTACCTGTTGAGAGCATGTCCTCTCTCATCCTTCTAAGGAATTCCTCCTGGTCTGTGTTTGCGAGGGTCATCATCTCCATGGCGTCCATCTGGACTCCAAACACTGTCGTCAGCTTTGATACGCTATCTGCAGCGCCTTCAAAGTCGAGGAACTTTCCAACAGATCCCTCAAGGTCCTCATACCCAAGTCCAAGCTGCCGCAGTGTGACGCTTATCCTCGCTGCCTGTGCGACCGTGACATTTCCAAACTTATCTGTGTCATCGATTATCTGTACGATATTCTGTGATATCATCTTGGATGAGTCGCCTGTCGCCTTTGCTAGCTTCTTGGAGAAGACAGCCACCTCAGCCAGCATATCAGTTCCAGCCTTCCCTGTTCGACTTATCTGGCGGGATACGACATTCTGAACGTCATCCATGTCTAGGTTGGCTGCCTTCGCATACGACTTCATCGCTATGACCTGATCCTCAGTGAAGTCACTTGCGATCTTAAGGCCGTCGATCATTCCCTGGTCGCCCGTTATCATCTCATTAAAGTCGCCCATGACCTCGTTGAGCTGACCTATTGATCTTCTAGGGTCTCTACCGAATATCTTGGCCCACTTCCCATCCATGTCTGTCATCTCACGATTGAGACCCATCGTTGTGTCAACGAGCTGTTTCGAGAGAGCGTTTCTAGATGCGAATGGGCCTCCAGGACCTGAGAGACCTCCATACATCCGCTGTATGACGTCAAGCTCCTCAGCTATGGGCCTTGAGATGACACCGTTTATGAGCGCTGCGTTTGCATCCCACGCAGCCATCGTAGCAGAGGCGGCATCGACTGCTGCTACTCCTATTTCTGTTTGAGATGCTGCGGCATCGTTGTTGGCGGCGGTGAGTCCGACAATAGATGTTGTCGTTCCAACTGCTGTTATTCCAGCATCTTCAATCATTTTTTCAGTTATGGCACCAACACTCTTTGCCTTATCTAGCTGACCAGTTATCGATAGATTTATGAGGTTCTGCATCTTCAGCTGATTGCTCAGCTGCGCGTTGATAGCCTCTAGATTCCTACCTATCTCTCTTGTGAGATCAGCCTGGGTTTTTGTCGGATCTTTGGGTGCCATAGATCGTTATCCTTCATAACATACATATTAGGAACATGAGAGTCACCTAGAACTTCTTTTCCCTAGATGCTAATCTCTCCATGGACTCTCCCATAGGGAGATCCTGTGTAAATGATGACCTGCTTGATCTTTCGCTTGAAGCCTTCTTTCTAGCCTCTGCCTGATTATTGAACTCTTTAGTGAGCCTATCAAGAAACCACCTCCTATATGTCACAGGAAGCATTCGAACGTCAGAATAGCTCATATTGAGGTGATATTGAAGAAGAAACGCCTCCTCGAGGAACGACTCTCTCCAATTACTCATCAGGCCAAAAAAAATTGCCTCCAATAGGAAGTGAAACTCTCGATGACTCAGAACAGTTTGGACACTTCATCCACACTGACATGTCAATTCCAGGCTCATTCTTCTGGATGTAGGTCCGTAGTGACCTTGAGTCCCTAGCAGGCATATTCTTAACGAAGTTATTTACCTTATTTCTATCAGAGACTCCATCGACAGAGATGATTATCTGTTCAAGCTTTGACGTCACGGCACCATCGACCTTCATGTGTGGCATCATCTTCTTCTTTCTCTCCATCACTAGAGACCTTTCCTCCTCATCTGCGCCTGTTAGAAATTTAAACTCAACAGTCTTCTTTGTGATAGGAAGCGTAAATGAGAATAGATTCTCTCCCGGCCTGACTGGATTAATCTCTAGTCTCTTAATCTCTAGATCTGTGAGACTATAATCTTGTTTACTTTTCTCATCACACTCTGGGCACGCAGACTCAGCAGAATACATGCTACCATATCCTGTGATCCTAACTGAGACCATTAAAGCATTTCTATCTCCAAGTAACATATCCCTCACATTTACTGACTTGTCAATTAGACATGACTGGATTAGGTGTGTTATCACAGTTCCTTGAAGTAATAGGGCCCGTGAGGCGAGGATGTCCTCCTCTTGCGCTGTCATAGCCTTGATCTCTAATGTCTTCTTCCCGTATAGTGAGCTGTTGGATGGATAAACCATTCCTTCCGATGGGATGGGAACTATCTCAACTGGGACCTCCCAGTTAAAAGTCTCCTTCATCACATTTTCCATTGGGACATTGCTAGACACTATATCTCCTAATTGCTATTCATATAATCATGATATAAAATGACGTAGAAGTAAAATAAAAAGGGCCCGAATTAACCAGGCCCTTTTAAATTATCTAAGATGTTAAGGACAGATTAGAACTGTAGGACTGCGTTATCATAACGTAGTGTAAGGGAGATCTCAACAGGAGTCTCCTCATTTCCATAATCTAATGCGTTAAAGTTGGCGTCAGTTATAAATGCTCCCTTTATGTCCCAAAGCTCAACAACAGTTCCAATTGGGTCGAGAAGCTTACACTGGATGTCTCTCTTGTAGAAATCAGCGTAACCAGCTCTTCCTGACACAGACTCGTATGCGGTTCTAATCCACTCCATTACCTGCTGAGCACCAGATGGTGCGATGGGATCGTAGAGTGTGAGGCCTAACGTTGAAAACTCCATCTTGCCCGCCAGATATCTCTTAGCATTGATGAAATTTAGGGTCGACACCTGAAATGTCATCTGTGGTCTATTTGTCGTCTTCATTAGGAATGCGTCAATTCCCTCTATCGCAAAGATCCACCGAAATTGCCTTTTCGGTTCGAACTTATTGGGAAGCATGTCGGTGACGGAAAGTGTTTCAGCCATTTATTTTCTCCTAAAGATAACTATTCAGCTATAAGTATTGTGTTACAATATTTTTTATGCATTCTCAAATGCATCTCCGGCATTTGTGAGAACGAAATCTAGAGCGACGAACTCTGCTGTCCTTGTGGGCTGCAGGAAGATCTTTCCTCTAAGGGTGTTATTCTCAACATCTGCCTGTGTTGTAGTTGTTGCATCGATTACGACCTTGAACCTGTCAACACCGCTCTTCTCTTGTATACTTTGAAGAATTGGTTGGACGAGAGCACTAAATTTATCTAGAGTCTCCTGTCTGTTGGGCTCGAATAGCATCAGATTAGCAACGTTTCTAACCTTTCTTCTTATATCAATTAGAAGCCTTCTAACATTAACCCTGTCAAGGGCAGACGCTGCAGCAAGAAGTGTCTTTTGTCCAAATACCATCACTCCTGTATTAGGAAACGACGTGATAGGATTGATATCTGCATCGTAGAGGTCGTCCAAATTAGACTTGTTAAGAGGTATGTCACCAAAGAGAACATCGCTGAGTGCACCACGCGTAAATCCTGCAGGTGCAAACCATGGATATCCAACGGTATCATTAAGCGCCATGGCTCCCATCACAGCTACAGATGGTGGACACTGAGCATTTGTTTTTGTTGTAGGATCTGTCATTATGACATCTGGGAAGTATGCTGCTGCGAATGATGTATCTAGCGCTCTTCCCTTGAATGACTCAACGGTTAGAGCGACATTCGCAAACGATCCAACTGAGGAGGTTATGACTGAATTCATCTCGTCTCTCTCCTCAATATCCATTACATACATCGCGTCAAACCTATTTTCAACTGTGTCTATAGCGTAGTTCGTCACTGACGTGTGTCTTAGTCCGGGAATTGCAAGGAGCTTTATATCGACGTCAGACTTAGTTCCCATGATGTCAAGAGCCTTTCTATATGCTGAGACTACCGGACCGGCTGTTCCACCTTGCGCTGTGGAATCATCCATCTCGCGTCTCGCAGCTGCATTAAGTAGTTTAGATGCATCCTTGTTAAAGATATTTAAGCCATCGAATCCTGCCTGGAGGAAGAATGTGTACTTTCCAAACGTTCTATTTCCCTGAACAGACAGATCTGACGCCTTAAATGCTCTTGTCTTGTTTGCCGCGTTAGCTGTGATGTCACCATTTCTCGTGTATGATGCACTAACCCACT